AATTGTTAGCATCATTTTCATCATAATTCATTTTACTTGGTAGAACTTGTCCACCAGCATTGTATTTTTTAATTCCTTTTAATGTAGCTAGGCCACCTGTACTAGCACTAATTAATTGTTTACCAACTGCATACGGCATTGGTTTTTCTCCGCCTGATCTATATACCTCTTCAGGTGGCACATAGTCTTCTGCACCTTCAATACCAGTTGCTGTCATTTGTCCTTGGTCATCGTATTGACCTACTTTAAAAGATGTTGGACCTACTTGAGAATAAATATCTGGGTTTGCATAAGCTAAATTTGCACCATAGAACATTGTTTCTTTTGGAGCTTTAGCTGCATCTGAATATGATTTATAAATTGCCGCTGCAGGTAATCCATACTTTAACGCATCTGCACCTGTAACTGATTTACCAAACATATCAAACATTGGTTTTTGTAAAGCTTCTTTTGCTGAAGTAATTCCTGCTGTTACAGCTCCACCTGCTTGAGGTAGTTGAGATGTACCTACTGGAGCATTCATCATTTGAGCCATTACAGATTCTTTAGTTACATTCGCTGCTGTTGCAGGTGTAGTAAGTTTATCTGCGACACCACCAGTGATTCCTGCTAATAAAGCATTTTTCAATGCTGATTTTGTACTAGCTCCTGTTAATTTACTAATTGCAAAACCTGTTAAAGCAGGTACTAAATAGGCTGGTAAAGGCATATGTTACATAACTCCATTATTATAATAATATACCTATTTTAAAGGCTTTCTAGTCAGAATTCAATACTTCAGAGGACACTTTTCCTGTAGCCTTTTTTATCTCAAATTCATCTATTAATCTTCCCGTGTAAGCAAACTCTCCATAATGCTCAATATATTGATCAATTAATCCGTACATTTTAATACCTGCATGCTTACATAATTTACAAAAGAAAAAGTCTTCTCCTGTATAGGTTTTATCGTTTTTATTCCAATAAGTATCAAAGTAGTTATAAAAGTTAGTTCTATCCACTAATTTACCATCAATTAATGTTTTTTGTTTTATTTCAAACTCAGGATATTCTTTTTTAAGTTTATCAAATACATCTCTTCTAATTAACATGCATCCTGTAGGACCTCTATTAAGTTCTATAAAACCATTATCTACTTTAACATTATGAGGATCGTCTACATTTAAAGTATATTGATTACCTAACATTCTTGGTTTTAATTCTACCCCTGCTTTTATAGCTTCAGTTATTTTATCATCATCAAATGTTTTTACAGGATAAGGTACCAGAGTAACTTCTTTGTCGTAGTTAAGCATTCTTTCAATCATTTTAAAATTAAAAGTAATATCAGAATCAATAAATAACATATGTGTACAATCTGAATCTAAGAAACCAGATACACATAAATTTCTACCTTGTGTAACTAAAGAAGATTTCATTACCTGAAACATTACAGGTATCTTTCTTACAAAACATTCTTTTTGAAACTCTAAACAAGCTTTAAAATAATGTACTGATACTTCTGAATGAACTGGTGTTGCTACGAATAGTCTTATATCATTTGATGCCATTTAAAAAATTCTCCCAATATCCTTTTATAATATCCCAATGATAAAAGTTTCTATAGTAATCTTGTTGAAACTTCAAGGCCTCGGGATTAGCTGCATTAACAAATGCAGGCATTTGGTTAATAGTATATGCAAATTTTTGAGCTAATTGTTTTTTATCTTTCATGTAAGGAACATAGATTGGAAACCCTGCACAAACTTCAGGTAATGCACCTAGATCAGTTGTTACTACAATTAACCCTGCAGCTAACGATTCCATTGCAGCTAAACAAAAAGTCTCTTCGAATGTAGAAGGATGCACATACACATCATAAGTATGTAGTTTCTTCATTAATTCAGAATGGTCTATATAACCTTTATAATTCACATTAGATAATTTTTCTGCTTTTTCATATAAAGGTTTAAACGCATCATCATTATGTTGCTTAAACTGATCACCATATATCTGTGTACTTGAATAAACATCTAATTCTACATGTTCGTTTTTCTGTATAGATTCCATTGCAGCTAATAAAACATCTAAACCTCTCCATGGTGTAGAAGTATATACCATTTTAATTTTAGGATGTGGATCAAAGTTCTTTTTAATAACTAATTCATCATCAAAACCATTCGCTATAATTAATGATCTTTCAGTAGGTATATCGAAAAAGTATCTATATTTTTCGTATGTCCAATGACTATTAAATACATACCAATCATATTTTCCATGGTTAAGTTTGTTTTTAAACCAAGGAGCTAAATTAGCTTGGTCATAGCTATTATGTACCCAAAGTACATTAGTTCGATCTATAACTACGGGAGTCTTTTCTGGTATAGAAGTAGTTAAATTTATTTTATCTAATAATTCTTTTTTAACGTGTTTACGTAGATACGCTTCTTGTATCTCCGTTCCACCTTTCGGTAATTGCATTATTACTTAGTTTTACCAAAAACTGCTAAAGATGCAACCCTAATACCTACATCTTGTTGTAGATCATCATTAGTTGTATCGGTTGTAGCATCGGCTACGTCTTTATCAAATTCTTCTTTACTAGCGTATACTTTACCTGTTCTTTTATTTTTAATAGTTTCTGTTACCTCTGCTGGTAATACAGGTACTTCTTCGCCATTAATAACAACTGTTTTTGGTCGTTCTTTTATACTCATGATCTTCCTTGTCGGTTATACTTTTTTATACTACGTTTTTTACTTTTATTCAACCTCTTAGTGTGACGTCTAGGACGCTTCTTAGGCTTTGCTCTAGGTACGAAATGTGTAAATTTTTGTTTAGCCATTTTCGTCGTTTCTGTTCATTTCCATTATGGATAATAATGCTGATACATTTGTTGTATCCGATGTTTCTATTTTTAATACATCGCTTTCTTCTAAAACAACTGGTCCCTTGGCCACGTTACATATAGTGGGGCCTGAGATACTAGCGTAAGCTATTTGATAATCAGTAGAAGCTGAACTATCAGTTACTGATACTTTAACAACTTTACTTCCACCTTCATTAGTAATTTGTATATTTTGAATCACGGATCGTGTATCTGCAGGTGTGGTGTATACAGATTGTACTGCAGTAGTCGTTGGATCATAGAATGCGTTTTTATAAAAATTAGCCATTTGTCAAGTCTACCCATTTTAATGTACCACAGACATCATCTCCATTAGATGCACCTTTAGCACATAGTGTTATTGTATCAGAAACTCCAGCAATCGTTTGACCTATTTGATATTGAAAGTTAAATCCGTCTTGTGCAAAAGCTAAACTATTGGCACCTTTACCAGATAAATAAGCTTGCCCAATCACAGTTCCACCTGTTATTGTTTTTGTTCCTGTTAAATCATATTCTACATTATCAGAATAACTTGTATATGAAAACGCTGTACTTGGTGTAGCATTTTTAATTAGTTTTATTTCAAAATCAGAATTAGATATAGCCGATGCTGTAACATCAATTGGAACAATCACTGCATAAGGTCTTCCAGATTTAATTCTAATCGTTGCTAGATTATAAAAAGTTCCAGCAGTTGTTAAGTTAACTCCATTTAATGATGCTGTTCCAATAGATTGTATGATACCTGCTGGTGCATAACCTCCTTCAATGATAGCTGAAGAACATACTTGTTGTAAAACTGCTGCACCCGATATGGTTCCTGTTGTTTCTATTTCATATCTAATAGGTAAGTTTGCAGTTTGCATATAAACTGTATCTAAGTTATTTGCATTTAAAAATGTATGTGCTGTAATAAATTTACCATCTATCACAAACCCGACTCTAACACTTCCCATTCCTAACCATTCATAATCCGTAAATAAAATAGTTGCTTTAGTTGGATCGAGTGTATAGCCAGAAGCTCCTGTTCCATCAAGTTTATCTCCGTTCCAAGCTGACTGTGCAATTGGATCATCAACACTTGAACCTGATGTATAACTTCTTCTTACAATTTGATAACCTGTTCCTGTATCTTCAAAAAAGATTCCATTGTTTGCATCAAAAGTTCCAACACGTTGTTCTAATCCAGATTCTTGTGCATTCATTACAAAGGTATTTAATATAAGTAATGATTTTCCTGGTTCATAACTCATGACTCTTTTTGACTGTCTAATAACTTTATCACCTGAAGCAGTAGTGACATTTAAATTAACTGTTGATTTTGCAGATGTATAAGTAACGGTTCCAGATCCTGTTAATGCTTCATCAAAGAGATCATTCTTTGACATGATATTTCCGCTATCAAAAATAGTTAATGGATTAGAAACTCTTAATCTTCCAAATGCATCATAAGCAGTAGAGCCATCTCCACCACCTATTACTGTAGGCTCTGTATTTACATTATTACAATTCATTTTACCTCATTAAAAACCAATTTTGTCTTTGTAATTCCTCTTTAGTTTCTTTTTGATAGTTAGTATTTAATTGATTTTGCAAAGTTTCTAATGCTAAGTTAATTTGTCTAAAACTTTCAGTAGAAAATTCTCTTGGTGGTTCTGGTAAAAAAACTTGTACTTTAGCCATTATCTTCTTCCATCTGGTTGTATATCTACTCTAAACACTCCATAACGCCATCTTTCATTAATTGCATCATTTTCTATTTTAACAGAAGCTAATCTAGAACGTGCTCTTGTATCTACTTTATCAGTAGAAGAAGTAACAGTAAATGGTCCTAGTGTAGAACTTGTTTGAGTATCTGCAGGGTATCTTCTTAATAATATTGTTACTTTAGCATTACCTTGTAAATCTTTAAAGTCAGGAATAAATCTTCTAATCTTCATAAAGTATTCTCCATCACCTTCGACATCTAAATCAAAATCTCCTGATTCAATGTAAGCAGAAATAGCATTTATAGTATTACCATTATCCATAACTTCATTAACACCAACTTCGTGATTAAATAGATAAGAAGCTCCATTAGAAATTCCTTGTACAACTGGTGATGTTGGAGCTGTATTTAAATCAAACTTAGTTGCCATAGGATCATCAAAAACGTGAGCGTCTGCATAAGAAGTTCTTGCTAATGATCCCGTAGTCCATACTTGATCTCCGTAGTTATAAGTTACAGACCTATTTACATAATTAGAAGTTGCTGTTGGGTAAAACCAAGTTATTTCTTGATATAAACTATTGTGAGAACCATAAGTTAATTCAGAACCAGATGCAAAATTAAAACCTTGGTTATCTGCAGTTGTTGTAAACACAAAATCTTCGACTAAAGAACCCATAGATTTAACTGTACCATCAAACATAAAAAAGCCTCCAGAGTCCCCCATCCAATACACCGCACCATTTGCGTATACGATAGAATGCTGTCCCATACACCCACAATTAGAACCAACTTGTCTTATACTAAAAGTATAAGGAGCTCCTACAAACTGCATTAAATATGCTGAAGTATCTGTTAAAATTAAAACATAATCTTTACCTTTTGCAGCACCAATAATTTTAGTTCCAGAATCTATTCTAAATGTACCTGCTGTGTTTGTAGAGGTTGGAGTGTAGTCATTAATATTTTCTTGATCAGAAAATCTAATAAACATTTTATCTTGTGTAGTTGGAGAACCAATAGTTGTCTCTGTTCCTAAAAATATTAAATGTCTATCTCGATCAGATACTAAAGTCATAACAGATTTAGTAGGTGCATTAGTGACAATGGTTGCTCTTGTTGTGACACCTGTTCCCGCATTAGGACTCCACTGAAAGGTTGTTCCATTTTTAATGGTCGCAATTAATAGTTCTCCATAGTTGTCTAAAGACCATGACGCAGGATCCAATACAGCATTTGAAGATGTTCTAGGTGTACCCCATGTAGACGATGACCATGTACCTGTACCCCATCCATATCCATAAGCTTGTAATAATGGACCAATTTTATAGTAAGGTAAAGTATCTAGTGTTCCGTCATTCGTTGCTCCTGTACCTGTTTCGGCAGTAGCCATTTGAATAGTAAAAGTTGTAGTAGAAGGAACTGATTGCACTTCATATAATACATCATCAAAATCAGATGCTACGTAATCTGTTTGACCAGCTGTAAATGAACCTGCGTTATCAAAAGTTGTAATATCTCCCACTTCTAAATTGTGTGCAGAAGGCATTGTAATAGTGACTGTTCGTGATCCGTTAGTCGTGGTTATATCACCGCCGCTCACGGCTATAGATGAATCTGTGGGTGTAATATCATAAAAATTATCACCATTATAGATATATAAAATTTTATCTGTACCAATAGCAGCGTATTTTCTACCGCCTAAATCTGCCCAAGTATGTATGGATCTAGCGGCACCTACTAATGTATCCGATAAAACTTGTTCCCATCCACCTATCTTTTCAGGAGATCCGTATCTAAAACGTACATTATCCCCATCAACCCATTGACCTTCCGCTTGAGAGTCTGTGGCTTGTTTATTAAATCCTGGTGCAAATTGTACTTTTCTTAATGGCATATATGGTATTATACCTTATTTAGATATCGTTGTATAATCTGGCATTAAATTCATTATATATAATTAATATTAAGCACTATTCTAGCATCTGTGTCTGTTTGTGAGACAGCCCTGTGGGGATTATTTGATTTAAATTTAAATAGTCTATTTTCTAC